GGAGAAACAACTTTGATTGGTAATACTTGGAGCAACTTGTTTGGTATTTTGCTAACAAATAGTTTTTCAATTATTGGTACTATAATGGGTGTAAAGTATGCAAACAATTCAGAAAGCAATAAAGGAGGCTAGTATGGCTTATAAAAAAACTATGAAGAAATCTGCAAAGAAAAAGGCAACAGGGAAAAGATCAAAATTAGATGCTAATAAAAATGGTAGAATAGATAAAGAAGATTTTAAAATATTAAGATCTAGAAAAAAGAAAACAACAAAGAAAAAGGGAGCAAAAAATGGCAGACAAAAATAAAATGAAATGCAATTCTCCTAGTCGTTCTGATAGAGCAGGGAAGAAAAAAATGGTTAAAGCTTGCGCTAATGGAAAAGAAAAACTTATTCATTATGGAGCTAAGGGCTACAAGCATAACTATTCAAGAAGTGCTAAGAAATCATTTAGAGCGCGTCACGGTTGCGATGGTGCGAAAGATAAAATGTCAGCTAAGTATTGGGCTTGTAAAGATTTGTGGCCCAAGGGCACAAAGACTACTACGCCTAACGCTAAAAAAGGCGCTTATCGGAGGAGAAAATAATGGCTTGTAAAAATGTACCTACAAAAAAAGCTTTATATTCAAGAGTTAAAAGCGCTGCAAAAAGAAAGTTTGTGAAATACCCATCAGCTTATGCTAACGGTTGGCTTGTAAAAGAATACAAGAAACGTGGAGGGACTTACAAAGAAGTTTGCTCTACTAAAAAGAAAAGGAAAAAGAAATGAGCAAAAGATCTGGTGGTTTAACAAGGTGGTTTAAAGAAGAGTGGGTAGATATATCCAAAAAACGCAAAGATGGTTCTTACGCTCCATGTGGACGTAAAAGCGCTAAGTCTGGCAAAGATAAAGATGGTAAAAAAAGATCTTATCCAAAGTGTCGGCCTAAGAAACGCGTTTCTTCTAAAACTCCTAAAACTGCTGGAGAACTTTCTAAATCTGAAAAACAAAAGTTGATAAGAGAAAAGAAAAAGATTAAAGGTAAAAGATCGAAGTATACTTTAAGTCAAAAGAAAAAAAAGACTAGTTCGAGGAAGAAGAAATGATAAGATTCTATAATTCTTGAAATAAAAAACGTAAAAAAACCGGTTCGGTTAAATATAGCAATAATACAAGGAGACGTGAAAATGTCAATAAAAGCAGAAAAACAACTAGCAGTAGTACGTCATCAATTCGTAAAACTGCAAAAAGAGCACGCACTGTGCGAACAGCTAGTAATAGATCTAAAAAAAGATAAAGATGTTCTTGCTGCAAAATGCAAAGAGCTTCAAGATAAGCTTGATGCAAAAGCAAAAACAACCAGAAAGAGATCAGCTAAAAAGAAAGAGGATGAAGAATAATGTCGTTTGAACTAAGTGAAGCTAAATATATAGCTCTTTTAAGAAGAGTTAAAATTTTAGAAGAAGCTTATAACGATATGGCTACGGCTATAAACAATCTTGCCACACAGCAACAAGTTCAAGAGCTGCTAGTAATCATTCAATCAGATATTAAATCTTTTGAAGAAAAACTAACAGCTCTTGAAAATAGAGTTGTAGCTATAGAGGAAGAACCTTTAAGCTAATCTTTAAAATATAAAGACTGTTCATTATTAAAACTAGAGTCATTTTTTTGTTGCTCTAGTTTTTTTATTTTTTTTTCTAGCTCTAATATCTTTTTGTTCGCTCTGTCTAGGGCGTCTTTGAGGTGTTTTGCTAGTCTGTATTGTTCTTGTAAATCCATAATTTTTATCTTTTAGTTGAATATATTTATCGTAAAGCTTATTGGGCATTTGGTTTGAACCTATGAAATTCTACATAAGGCTCCCAATCATCTGATTCTGGCAATAGATCTTCTTTAGCGTAGTGCACCCAGAGACCCTCTTTGTTCCCTTCAACAGCGATTGCTTTTTCTTGCAGAAGTAAACTTGCTACTTGTTCGCCTAACCATTTTTTACCTCTAAGATCCCATTCTAAATTAGTTGATCTAGGATCAAAATCTAAAGATTTTACTTTTCTAGTATCAGTTGACTCGATGTCTTTTGCAAAAGATACAGTGAAATGTGTAAAGTGAGCACAGTGTCTCAGCCAGGTGTAGCATGCTTTTGGTAATGTTTCTCGATTAACATTATCCAGGAGTTGCTTACCTCCAGGAATAGCTCTTCTTAAAATTTTAGTTTGTTTTATTCCTTCAATTTTTTTAACTAGTGATTGTTGATTTGAAACAGCTGATCTTTCAAGCTCTTTCATTGCTTGTGTTTTAGACATAGACATATAATTTTTTCCTTTCGTTAATAATTGTTTTTCTACTAAGTTGAGTTATTTCACTTATTTCACTATTATTATAGCCGAAATATATAAGTTTTAGTAGATATTCCTGCCAAGGAGTAATTTTTAGTATTGGATCAGGAATTGTATAGTAATCATAAGAGTATAGATTGCAAGTTTGATTTTTAATTTTTATTTTTTTGATTTCTTTTGAAAGCGCATATTTTAAATCTAAAACAAAATAATATTCAGCCATAAGAGGTCTTGACTTTTTAGGTACTTTTTTAATTTTTTTAAGTCTATTAAATATAATAATTTTCAACTCATGAAAAATATCTTTTGTTTTGATCCAAATTTTAATTTTAGCTAAAGCTATTTCAGGATTAGAATTAACTAAAGCTAAGAGGGATATAAGAAAATAGTTAGGATCTAAATAATTTTTAATTGAAGATTTTACAAATATAAAAAAGTCATATAAGAATTCATAAAACTGGAGTACAGCTTCATCTTCTAATGAAAAAGCTGCTAGCCAAAGTTTTTTGAATTCTCTAGAATCTAAAGATTCAGGAAGATTTTTCTTCGGTATTTTTACTTTCTTGTATGACATAACTTTTAAAAAATTCAATCCAATCCTCAAAGAGCATTGTAACCATAATTGGTTGCCTATCGTCTCTTGTAATAGCTACAGGTAGTTTTTCTTTGTCCTTTGTATCTTCTATAGCTTGTTTTAAAGCTGCTTTGATATTGCAGCGTTTATGACGTTTTGCTTCTACATGTATATAAGGCATTTCTACGTCTGCTATTTCTTCTCCACCGCCTCTAGTTTGACCTAACCCTCTTTTACTTTGGAAATGATCTTGCAAAAAATGATCATTAAATTTTTTTGCCAACTCTCTTTCGAAGTTAGCGCCTTTAAGTCTAGCGCCTCTACCTCTGGATGCCATACATACTCCTATATTTATTTAAATCGATATCTTTATCTTTAAAAGTAATGATATCGTTTATTATTCCATAGTGCAAAGCTTCTTTTGAATTAAAATATTTTATAGTTTTATCTTTAAAAGATTTATTCCAAGAATCTTTACTTATTTTACTGTTATGAATGATAGTATTATCATATCTTTCATTTAGCATTTCGTAAGCTTTATGTATCCCTTTTGAAGACTCTAAGGAGTTCAATCCTTTTTGAGATTCCATTATAGTTTGATGATAAAAAAACATAGTATTTGGAGTAGCAAGTTTGTAATTAGCAGCACTAAGTACAATTAAACCAGCACTAGCACATAATCCTGTGGCTATTACAGTAACTGGAGTAGTAATACTTTTAATAGCATCATAGATGGCGTAAGCGTCCATCTGAGAGCCTCCTTCGGTATTCATAAGTATAGTTATGGGAGAAGAAGTTCCAAGCTTATCTAACTCCATTATCTGTGATATAACAGGCAGTGAAGTGTCTTCGTTAATTGAGCCCCACAAAGATATCATCTTATTTTCAGAACCAAAAAAAGTGACATCCATTGGAGACCATATTGAATTATTAGCCATATAGTTTATCCATTAAATATTTAGCATCTACTTTTTCACGATCCTTATAAGGTATTTCCAAGTATTCATATCCAGCATTTAATAAAGCTGTTTTCTTGAGATTGTCCCTATATTTGATATTATTAAAATTCTTAACACTTTCTTCATAAGGTGTATTTCCAAAAGAAGTTCTTTTATAATGTTGCTCTCCATGGAGCTCTATTATTAATCTGAATTCTTCAATATACCAGTCTACACAATGTTGATTGCTTGAATAACCTGGTACCAAAGAAGATAATTGAACTTCTTGATAACAAGAAAGCTTATTAAAGAAAGAATCGTTGATAAAGATTTGCCTTAGCTTTTCGTGAAAATTTGACGAGTTTAATTTAGTGTATTGATTGGCCCATCTACTTTTTGGTTGTGGCAATTTTAAACTCCTTACCTGCAGCAGCTGCAAGAATTCCTTTATTAGTCAAAAATTCAGCAAGCTCCTTCCAGAGATTATCATCTTTGATTTTTTTGATAATTCCAGGAGAAGTCAGGTCGACTTCTTCGATATAAGTTTTGTGATTTATTTTATGTTTAAAACAAATAAATTCTCTAGCAGGGTAACCCTTATCACCAATAAGTCTTGGCGGTATTGTTACCGTAGCTAAATGAATCCAAGGACCTCCTCCAAATTTAGCTGGAGGAAGTATTTGTTGAACATCGTTTACAATTAAAAATTCATACATATGAATCTCCTTCGCATTTATTTTTAAATTTACATTTATAATAGCAAGGAAGAGTAGGTAGATAGTTTGCGTCTTCAATTGCTTTGATAGTATTAGTATGATCTATTATTTTATTTTTAGGTGTGTAATTTATGTAACCAAGTTCTTTATAATTCTTATAATAAAATATATGAATTGAAACTTTTGATCTTTTAGATTTGTGGCTTCTAACAAATTGAAAGAATTCTTGAGAAGAATAATTCAATAAAGGATCATTTAATATATTAACTCTATGAGAAAATGGAGAAAAATAAACTAAATGTAATGTTTGATTATTGCTTCTAAATATGCCTGATATTTTAATTTTCAAAGTTGTATTAGATATGGTTTTATTTAAATAAACAGGTCCGAATATAGGAAAATAATTATTTATATTAAAGTAATCGAATAACTGTGAAGCATATATAGTAAGAGAATTAAGTAAAGTTTCATATTGGGAATCAAGCAATTTTAAACTTTTATTTTCTTTATTAAGTATATTGATGCAATCTAGATAAAGACTTTCTTTTTTGTATTCTGAATTCTTAATATAGATAGAAGATATTCTTATGAAAATTTGTTTAAGCAGTTTTATTTCTAAATGATTCCATTCGTAATTTGATTGATAAGAGTAAAGTCTTGGACATTTTAAAATTTGAATAAATTCATTTTCTGTAATAATCATTTTAAAATTTACTTTTCAAAGTAACTCCAATGTAATTTTCATTTAAAGATTTATAATAAGAAACCCCTACCCAAGTATCTTGCAGGTAGGAAAGATTATTTGATATTTTATAGTCTGCAATAGAAATGCCTAGTGCTGGGGAATTTTGAACAAAGATTAATTCTGGTGAAACTACGTCTAAAGATTCGTTCAAATGTATAAAGGGAAAAGATACAACAGGAGATAGGTTTAAATTATTTGAGTAATTTATAGATATGCCTGCGCTAATATTTAAATTAAATTTTGGATATGTATCTATTTTGATAGTTTCAGTTTCATTTAAATCTATATTTAAATCATATTCTTTTTGAGAATATGGAGAATAACCTTTTAAAGAATAGTTTGTTTGGGAATCGGATTTAACTACATTCAAAGTATATTCTACTGGAAGAACTTTGAAAACATATTGGTCTTTGTTTTCAAACAAACATAAAGGTAAACCGGACTCATCTTTAAACAAATGATAGTCAGGTAAATCCTCGTAAGATACATAAACTTCTTTAGTTTTGTATCTTACGACATCTACATATTTTACTTTTACACCCTGAGCTTTAAGGAGCCTAATTTCTTTAGCTAAAGACTGATTAGTTTTTTCTAATTTCTTTAATGTTTTATTTAAAGTTAAATTTTTAACATTAAGAGAATCATATTCGCTCTTAAAGTTATCATAAGACTCTAAGAGCGAATTGTAATCCTTTAAAGACTCTAAATTCTTTTTACATGAATTTATTCCAAAAAGTATTGAAATTGCAAAGAGTAAAAAGAAAATAATAAAATATTTATTAAATTTTATTTCCATTTAGACGATTGTTTAACTTCCTCTTTTTCTTGCATCATTTTTCTAACATGATCGTTTATAAAAATAGGAGTCATTGACATTTCCTTTTCTTTAGCTTCTTTAATAGTAAGAACATCGTATTGAGTATAGGTAGAAGGAAATTCTGCATCTAACTCAATTATACCTCTAGCAAAGAGAGTTTTAGTAATTCTAGGTACAGTATTTACGACATGATTGTCACCTGATTCAAGATAATAAAACATTTTATCTTTTTTGCAAAAGACACCAAAAAGTTTTTCATTCATATTATTCTCTCTCTTTTAAAGATTCAGTTCTAAGCTCTTTTAATAAGGCTTGGAGTTGTTTAATTTCTTTTCTTAAGCGTACGCCTGCAGACTTATTGCCTTTAGCTGTTTTAGTTAAATTTTCTTCAAGTTGTTCTACTAATTCTTTTAAATGTGAATAAAGTTCTTTCATTTTATTTCTCCGTATAATTTTTTAATTTTCATAATTGTTTCTTCAAAAAGTACGTTGTCTGTAAAGTCTTGAGCCAAAACGTTCATTAACATATATTTTATTTGTTTATTTGTCAACTTTGCTATAAGCATTTCTGCTATTTTTAGTCTATTTTCTTTATTATTTTCCATCTGCCATCCTAATGCTATCAGTATCAAAAGAAGGAGTAGAAGTTTCAACTAAAGTAACTGCTTCGTTTTGAGCTCTTAAAGAATGTATGAAGCCAGGTGCAACAACAAAAGCTTCACCGGGTCCAACAATATAAGTTTTTGTTTCTTTATTATGAGTAGTATCAATATATAAAGTACCTTCAACTACAAGTAGAGTTTCGTGTTTTTCCATATGTAAGTGATAACTGCAACTTTTATTTGGATATATAAATAAAGTCTTGCAACAATACAATTCATGATTCTGATAAATTAACTCATAGCCCCAATGTTTGTTTATTTTTACTGGATCGCAATAGCCCGAGTAGCCTAACTGACCTTTATTTTGGCCAGTATAGGCTACTGGAGATATTGGATTTTGACATAATGTTTCATTGATCATTTTTAATATTCCTCTTCATACTCAGTAGCTTGTACTATTATAACACGATTATCTGATAGTTTTATTGTTTTTGAGTCCTTTAAGGACACAAAATTAGCAGTATCTTGTCTTGCTAGCTCTGGATCAATTGGGTCAAGAAATATGTTTGTAATATCTAAATCTAAAACTAATTTTTCTTTGAAACCAGATATTTTGTTTTTTGTAAAGTGTAATAGTAATCTTGGGTATATTTTATTATCTTCGTCTTTCCAGAAAATTTCAGCGTGATCTTTACGATCATGAAGATCATTGTAAACATGAAAGATAATATTTGGTCTATACATCAAAGCTCTAGCATCTGCTAAATCATCATCTACGGGCAATTTAAACTTAGATTGGTCCATTGGCATATTTTTACGATATTCAGCAGTAGCAATCATACAGCATTTATATTTAGCTGTAAGATTTTTTTGTTGATTTGAAATCATAGTCATACGCATAGACTGATCCATATTTAGAAAATCCATGTAGTTGTGAGTGTTATCGCAAATAAGCAATACCTTTCTAGATGGATACTTTTGACGATAATACCTTAGGTTTCTTTCTAAAACTGTAAGAGTGCTACCATCTTCCGCATCGATGATAACAATTCTTTCATCATTCAAAAGTTCTTGAAACTTAGCATCAGCTTCTTTATAGCCTTCAATATAAGATTCATCTACATCTTTAAGATAAAGGTGTGGTTGAACTAGCATACCAATAGTAAGATTAGGATTTTTGCTATTCATCATATGATAGAGATTAGATTTAATCCTAGGTTCAATTTGATCGTAGCTATCATCAGTAGAATGGAATAATACAATTGCATTTTCATCACTCATTGCAACGTCACAGCCAATTAACAAAGTAGTTGCTGTTTTACCAGAGTTAGCTCTACCACCTACATACATAAGGCAGCCTGAAGTCCAATTTTGACCTCCAGCCATAGCTCTTTCAAATAAATTAAAGTGGTCCATTTTAAAAGTGCTTGAATGCTCATCGCCTTCAAACATATTTCTTTGTTCTTGAATGGCTCTATACCTGCTAATTTGATAGTTTACACCTAGACTACTTCTCTGATACTCTTTTTCAATTCTTTCAACAGATCTTTCATGTTCAGCAAGATGAGCCATAATATTGTCAGGATCCATTTGAACACTTTGAAAATATCTGTCAGCTTGAGCTGAAAGTTGCTCTTTTCTTTCTTCAAACTTATTACTTCTGATTGATTCTACATCTGTTGCAATAGATCTAGGTGAAATACCAGTAAATTCACTAAGAGTATTGATTAAAATTTCACGTTTAATCGCCGCAGGTTCTGCAGAGATTGTTGGAATCATTTTACTACAAATGGAATCAGGACTTTCGTTATCTGATATTTGAGTCAATTGCCATTCAAAAGCAGTCTTTTTAGGCAAATCGTAATAGCAAGTTGCATCGTTACATTTAAATAAAAACTCATCAGGATCTTTTTCGCCACTTTCTGGTTGTAAAATAATTTGAGCACTAATGCCTGGAACTTGTTTAAGAACATTTTCAAGAACTCTTTGAGTTGCCATTTGACCAGCATTATCCCAATCAAAGTTCAAGAATATATTTCTACAACCCAAAGACTTGAGAAGTATCAAATGATGAGCAGTAAGAGCTGTTCCACAAACAGCTACAGCATTATAAATGCCTAATCTGTATAATTGAAGTAAGTCGCCAGGACCTTCTACAATATAAACTCCATCTTGCCTAATATATTTTTTGGCAACTTCAATACCTAGAAGAGTTTTACTTTTATCATAAATTACACTTTCTGGAGAATTTACATATTTCATTTTAGCAATAGGTTCTATTGGTCTAGTGATAAAGCCAACAGGCCTATTCAAATGATCTTTTATTGCAAAAGTAATTTTATCTTCACCAAAGAAACTAAAATTTCTAGTTTTAACTAATAAGCTTCTTATTATGTCTACGTCTGACCAGCCTAAATTAAGAAGACTAGTTTTTAGCTCTTCTTCAGAAACAGAATTAATTAGAATTTCTTCTTGCAGCCAGTTCCTTGAGTCAAGATAGTCTTTATTAGTAGTGTCAGAAGAAGCAAGAATATCATATATGTCTTGACAAAGCTTGTACTGTTTCATTCTTTCTTTGTCTGCAGGACTTGGGTCACCAAGTTTAACTTGAATATTTAAGTCTTTGCAAAGCTTTGGAATGGTTTGAGTTATCCATTCAGGGCCAGAGCTTGGAAGATTTTCCAAGTGTGCTGCTGCTGCAAAAATATCACCACTCCAACCGCAAGAAAAACATTTAAGAGTTTCATCATTATTTTTTGGATTGAAATGCATAGAAGGATTAGAGTCATTGTGTACAAAGCATTTAATCTTTCTTGCGTTGGCTCTAGTGCCTAGTTTTAGGGTAATATAATCCCTTAAGCGGGACCTAAGTATAGGTACCACTTCGTCTACGTTTGTTACGTACATAAACTTCCTTTATATTTTAATATCTGTTATTGCTGTTTTTGATTTTTGAATAACATTTAAAGAAGCCTGTATACTAAAAAGTATGGCTTTTTTAATATTTTTTATTTCTAAAGACGGGTATTTGAAAATATAGCTTGCAAAACTTGCTGTAAAAGTATCTCCAGCGCCACAAGTATCAACAACTTGAACTGATGGTACTTTAAAAGTTTCAAGTACTTGTTGTTTTTGATTTAAAAGCTTAATATCTTTTGAACCATTAGTCCAAATGGTGTATTCAAATTTTCTAGCAAATGTTTCATCATATTCTGATCCTGTGCATCTCCAAATATAATTACTTGCATATTCAAATAAAGAGTCGTCTAGAGATCTGTATTTTGAATCAACAATTGCTAAAAAGATTTTATCTATACCTTTGTATTTGTGGATAGGTAAATTTATTACACCTTTATTGTAGTCTGAAAAAACTAAAACAGAATAGTAATTTGCTTTATCTAAAATTAAATTTAATTGTCTTTGAGTGGTATATTTAACATCAGAATAATATGTTTTTTTATTTAAAGTTTTACATAAATGTATATCAGGTTGATGATTTAATCTAAGTATTTTATATACGTATTTGTCTGTAAACTTAAGTTCAGGAACAAAATGTATTTGAAAAAATAAATCAGTTTCAAAAAAAATTTGTTTTGCATTCATGTAAGTATTTAAGGCTCCACCTGGCAAAGTACAAGTATCTACGGTTTTGCCATCTTGAACAGTAGCGTAAACATCTTCTATTGGATCGCCTACGATAATAAGTTTTTTTTCTTTTTCTAACATATATGTTCCTTAAAGTTAATAGATACTTATTTTTTTCTTAAGCATTCGTTTTCAATTATATGAGTGTTTACCAATATCCATTCTTTATCATAATCCATAATTTTTTCTTGTAGTTTACAAGAGTATTTGTACCAAGATTTTTTAGCTTTTATTTTAGATATCAAAGGTATTAGATCTACCATAATAATGGTTGCTGATTCTAAATCAAAATAGGGGCCATAATTATAAATAGTATTTTCTATATTAAGTTCAACAAAAAAGTAAGTATCTGGGGTCATTTTTATCCTTAAATTGATATTTCTTTTGGCTCACCATTAGATTTATAACAAGTGTTCTTATAAGAACAAAAAGAACACTGCCAGTCTCCTTTTTCAATTTGTTTATTAACTCTAGTTTTGCCTTCTTCTATTTGTTTCTTTCTTTTTTCATATCTTTGTGTTTCAGATTTATTAAGAAGACCTCTTTGATACAGAGTGTCTATTTTTTCAGGAGAAAAAGATAAATCAAAATCTCTTTTTGGAACAACTCCGGAGTTGAGACAAGTTTGTATATAAGCAAATTGAGAAAGTATATTTTCTATAGTTATGCCACTGTCAATTTTCTCACCTGTGCAAGGATTGTTGTAGTAATACATAATATGGTTTTCTTCAGTTTCTTCATTTTTGTCAACCGTTACTCCAAATTCAGCATATCTACCTGTATCTCTAGCTCCACAAACAAGTAGCCCGTCTCCGAACTCTTCACGTTTATTAGCATACCACCACTGATATAAACCTAACTGCATAAGATAACTTGGCTTAGGAGTTCCTAGCTGGCCTTGCTTACGTTCGCTAGGAGTACCAAGTACTCTTGATGCATTAAAACCGTAAACTGATTTAGCTTCTACAATTCTGTATTTTTCTGTTGATGGGTCTATTACTATAATATCTATTTTTCCAGAAACTTTGTGACTTGGAATATACACTTGAGTTTGATCAGCAATATAGACTCCAGATTCTTTAGAAGTATTTAAAAGATAATCTTCGTACAAGTTTCCTTGAGCCCAAATAAATCTAGTGTAAGAATCAATAGGAACTATAGCTTGCTTTATTTGTTTTACTAATTCTGAGTAATGAGAATACTTTTCGTAATATTTAAATGATGCAAGAAGGTATCTGAAAAATATAGATCTTCTACATCTTCCTAAATTTACATCTTCATCGTATTCGTTTTTCACGATAGCAGCAGACTCACTAGGCCAAAGAGTAGGATCTTTTTCATTTCCCATTCTAGGTCTAGCGATATACTTGCTAACGTGATCTATAAAAGACCAGTTAGTCATTTGTTTTTCCTTATTTTTAATTTTAAATTTTGAAGCATTTCTTCAAGTTGTTTCATATTGATTGTAGTTTCTACTACTTCAGCATCCATTGGGTTTAAATCAAAAATAGATGTATTTTTATCTTTAATAAGTTGAGACGCTTTTGTTAAAGCAAGGTGCTCTGCATCATTTTTATCTAATGCAGAGACCTTGACTTGAACAATACCGCCAATATGAACATTTACGGTATATATATTTTCCATAATTAAAGTTTAATGTTTTTTGCAATTTCTTCCATTTCTTTTTTCATGGATTCTTGAATTTCCTTACCAGTGTCAGTTTCGTTGATTTTTTTAATTTCTTCAAAACGTTCTTGAGCCCAGGTTGGATAAGCATCAAGATCTAATCCAACTTTTTTTTCTTCAAGTTCTTTGTAAAGATATTCTACAAGCAAACCTAAATGCAAAATTTGAGAGTTAGCAGCGTCCAGTTTGACTTGCATTAAGCCAATAATTTCACCTAAATTAAATTCTTGTTTTTCGTTCGTTTGTTTTTCCATACTTTCCTCTTTTATAATATTGATTTTTTTGGTGGGATCATAGACCCCAAATATACGACATTGCTTTTATTAAAATCAGTATTGCCGTGTTTGTCTTGATAGATAATTGCATAGCCGTTCATAGCATGCAGAAATCTTAAATCTGGTTTATGTTGATACGGTTGACGATCACACATTGCTCCTTGCTCGATAAGAAGTTTGTTGCAAAATACACCTTTATATATTTTATGAGTATGACCAACAACGATACTATCAAATTCATCGCTGCCCATACGTTTAATAAAATAATCATAAAG